GGTTTTCCGGCCCGTCGTCCTCGCTGGCGGTGCGGGCATTCTTAGCGTCCACCCAGACGTCGAAGCCGGTGCCCCGAACGCGATAGCTCGTACGGCCGTGCACGGTTTCGGTCTCGACCAGCTCACCGGGCCCATGCGCAGTGTGGATCGTAGTCATCGCTCTCTTCGCCTCCTACCCTCTCTAATGCGGGAGGAAGCGAGTTACAGGCTTAGGCCACGTTTTCTCGCCCGATACCGGGCCGTTCCCTCTCGTGCACAAGCACGACAAACACCCCATCCGCGCTCGTTGCGGAAGGCATAAGGAACGCCATGCACCGAGCAGGTAGCCTGACGCTGTTCTACCGCATGCAGCTCCTGGTGTTCTGCGTTGAGTTGAACCACCAGATGAGTGGGCTCCACGCAACGGCGAGTCTCGCAAAGGTGGTGGACATCCTCATCGGCCTCGATCGGCCGATTCAGTTCGACCGCTGCCACCACGCGGTAAGCGAATGTCTGCTGGTCCCCAGGAAGCCAGACCAAGGGCCGCACCTTAGACGGAGTGAGCAGCGATATCAGGCAATCACCCCGAGGCTCAGCTGTATCGAGAATCCTCTGCGCAACTCGGGGAAGGACAGGGGTGGGATTAGCGGGTCGCATGCCACAGGGACATCAGATGACTCACCATCACCTGGGAATGGAATGGGAAGAATTGAGTGTCTCCTGCAAAAGCCAACCCTATCCTGTCGAAGATAACCTCGCCGGTGTACTCGCCGATCTCACCAGGGAACTTGTAGCTGGCAGTGATATGGGGGATAAAGGGCTCGTGCTGATCGGGGATCGGGAAGGCGTTTCCGGCGGCTTCCACGGCGTCGGTGTGGATATGCGCCAGATCGGATGAATGACCCACCAGGTAAACAGCACACGGGTCGTGGCCCTCGTGCCCGTCAGGGTTGAACACCGCGTGACCGAACACCCGGCCCGTGATCTCGTCGTAGGAATCGGCCACCCTGGCGGTGGCGGCTGCCAGCGGACCGGGGTCCTGGTAGCCGACATCGTCACCCAGAAACACCAGCGTTAGATGGAGATCGTCGACCGGCTCCCCGCCCGGCACTGCCAACATCTGTGCGTAATCGCTTCGCGGATAAAGTGCCACCATGCCCCCCGAGTGCTTCTCCTGCTCCGCGTCGGCATGGTGTATCCAGCTCATGTCGTGCGTAACTCCTCGGGACAGAAGTGCGCGGGCTTGACGTAGACCGAAAGCCCGAAAACCTCGGCATCTGAGTGTTGCCAAAACAGCTTCCATGAGGTATGGAGCTGGCGGATCACCTCGACCACTGCCGCTTCACTGATGGGTGACGTAACGCCGGTATCCTCTGAAACTGCTTCGATACCATGCGCATTCAAGTAGTTGGTCAGGCTGATCGCCTGATCGGCACTCTCCACCGGCAATGTCAAGTAATAAACCTCTGTGGTGTTCTCGGAGTCAGACATCATGTCGGACAATCACTTTCCCCTCGGTGTGTGCTCTGGAATGTGGTGTTGGTCACCTTACCTGATATCTACCCAGGTGAGGACCCGTTGGTGCTGGGCTGAGCGGAGTTGTCCGATAACTCCGGCAGCGCAACCTCTTTGGATTCCTCTTCAGCAACCAGGGGATACAACTCGATATCCCCCCACTGCACGGCTGGGACACCGAGGCGCCTAGCCCAGCCGTAGTGGCTCAGGAAATCATCCGCATCGAAACACAGATCGACGGCGGTGCGGCGCAGGACCTCCACCAGCTGCCCGCGCTCTTGGGAGGTGCTCAGCGGGTGCCCCGCGTACGTCGTCCAGGCGATGTTGCCGTTGGGCAACTTCAGACCGAACTGCTCGAACCGTGGCGGTGCCGCCGGGGGCTCGGGGGGCACCGGCGGCGGATCGGGCATCATCGCCTCACCGTTGAGCGCGGCCGAGATCACTGGCTCGCGCTTCCAGATCATGTCCCCGATCGTCTCGGTGACATCGAGCACGGCGTGACCGAAGCCGAGCAGCTGGTGTCTCACCATAGCGGGCGCACCCCCGTGTCGTTCTCGTACTGGCGCAGCGCGTCTTCCAGGACGCCCATCGCCTCCCGAGTCTCGTCGTCGTCGCGGCCATGCTGGATGTCACCGAAGGCGGCGCGCACCTGGTTCATCCAGCCGCCCAGGCCGGAGCGGTCCCAGAAACCGGGATCGTTGATCAGGTCGATCACCAGAGGCGGGTTGGCCTGGGCCTCGCGGCGCCGGATCGCGGCCTCCACCTGAGACTCGGTCATGCGCTTGCGGCTACCGTAGGAGCTGGGGTCGATCTCGAACTCGGTGCGCTTGCGGATCCCGCCGGTGCGGGTGCGCTTGGCCTTGCGCGGGCTGTTGCCGCGCAGATCGTCGCTGATCGCCGGGCGGGCAAAGTTGCGTGTCGGCTCGCTGATGTCGTTGAACTCCTGGCTGTGGCGTTCTTCGCCGCCGACCTCCATGCCCGGCGGCAGGATGCCGGGACCGCTGGCGTGCGGCGCGCTCACCTGGAAGGGAGCCTTGGGCTGATTGGGCAGCCGAGTGTCGTATTCCGTACGCATCTCGGTGTTTTCGTTGGCACCGACCAGATGCAGCCCGGCCACCATCTGCGGCGGCAGCGGCATGCCCACCGGCGGCATGGCGCCGTTGGGGCCCATCGGTGGCGGTCCCACCGGCAGCGGCATCGGCGGGGGCATCGGTGGTCCCTCCTCGCCGCCGCCCTCCTCCGGCGGGGGCGGGGGAGCGGGCGGCACGCCGGGCAGCGCACCCATGGCGCCAGCCGCGCCCTGCTGAGCGGCCGCCGTTTCCAGCTGCTTCTCCTGGCCTTCCAGCAGCTTGGTCTGAGCCAGTCCCTGGCGCAGGGTCAGCGTGGCCATCAGGTACTGGGCCAGCTCGGCGGGGTAAGGCAGTCCCTTGTCGTCGATGATCTCCTGGGCTTTGCCCATCGCCTCGGCGGCGGCCACCAGCTTGTCCACCGTCTCATCGGCACCGCGCGGCAGCTCCTGCTCGAAATCGATCGGGATGTTGATCGCGAGGCTCTTGTCGGAGATCGGGACCCCGGCCTGCTTGAGCATCATCATGAACTGGCGCTCCTGGGCCTCGTCGCGCAGGTTCAGCGTGCGGAACTCGACGTCGGGGGTCAGTAGCTGGGGCACGCGGACGATCTCTTCCTCGCCGGTCTCCTCGTTGAACTGCACCACCTCGCGATACAGCGGGCGCCGGTAGCCACCCTTCTTCTCGTAGGCGTAGTGCTGCTGGGCCTCCGCGATGATCTCCATGCGGCCCTTGATGTGCTTGACGACTTTCTTCTGGAAGGACTTCATCAGCAGCTCGCACACCTCGCGGTTGAGCGCGGAGCTGGCGTAGGTCCCGGCGGCCGCCGTGCCGCCCATAATTAACGCGGAGCCAATTCCCCATGCCTGCATGAGCTTCAGGTCGATGCGCTCGTAGTCCTGGTCGAAGCGCGGGACGCTCTCGCGGCCGAAGACGTTCTCGATGTTCAGACCCATGTGGTGGCAGATCAGCTTGAAGTCGGCCATCAACGCGTTCTGCATGTCGTCACGCAGGTCGTCCAGGTCGGTCTGGCTGGGGATCCAGGGCAGTCCGTCGCCCATGTTTTCCAGGCCCAAGGTGGCCACGATCATCGGGGAGTACAAACGATCGGCCACCGCGTCCTGGGCGGCGTTGAGGGACTCCTCCATCATCAGGGTGCGGAAGCTGCGCAGCAGCGGTGGTGTGCCGTAGTCATGCCACGGGGCGCTGCGGTTGACGATGCGGCTCCATTTGGCCGGGCTGATGTCCAGCCCGTCCTCCTGCTGGGCGGCGCGGATGATCTCGGGGTAGTAGTGCACCAGCTGGCGGTACTCGTAGAGCCGCTCCTCGCGCTCCGAGCGCGTCTCCTCGTCCACGCCCATGCCCATCGGCCCGTCGCGCAGGCTCTCGACGAGATCTTTGACCATCAGCTGGACGCGCTCCTCCTGGACGAAGGGGCTCTTCGACACCCGCACGAAGTCGGGGTTGAGGATCTCCTCGGAGGACCACACCCCCAGCGACTCGTTGAAGTGCGCCAGGCTGGTGACCTCACCGGCGATGTAGTATTCGCGACCCAGGCTGTCGGGCAGGAAGTTCTCGTAGTCCAGCTCCTCCATGAACATCTGCGTGTAGAACTTCTCGATCAGCGGGTCGGTGCTGCGGAACTCCAAGCCCACCAAGGGGAACCGCGCGTAGATGTCGACCAGCAGCGGGATTAGGTCGTGGGTGATGTAGAACGCCCGAGCCCAGCGACGGCACTCGGCGCGCTCCTTGCGGTCCTCGATGTTGAACGGGACGTTCTTGTCTTCCAGCGATCCCAACGGAGTGCGCAGCTTGGGCATCGCCAGCTGAACGTTGGCGCCGGTGCGCAGGCTGGCCATCCGACGCCGGTGAAAGTCGCCCTGCATCATCCGGTTGGTGTTGTCGACCAGTGAGCCTCGGGTGACGGTGTCGCTCATCCGCCGGGCTTCCAGCCGGGCCTGCGGTGGCGAGTTGGGCAGGGTGGCGCCCATCGCGCGCAGCCGCCGAATCTCCTGATCGGCGTTGCCGACCCAGAACCGCCCGCCGCCCGGCGCGGTCACTTCTCAGCCACCTTGGTCAAGCAGACCTCGTTCCACCAGCCTTCGGCCGGGCTGTACTCATTGGCCGGTTCATCGATCTTCACCAGGAAGGCGGGGTAAACAATGGAGCCGCCGTGCTCGAAGTCAAAGCTCATGTCCTCGACAGTGCCGATCCCCTCGTAAATCTCGGCGCCGGTACGGCATTCCACCCGATCCCCCTTCTCGAAAGGCGGGGTGGCCAGCAAGAACTGGATGGCGCCGACCTCGCGGGGCACCGGGGCACAGTCGGCGCAGTAATCGAACCCGAGATGGTCGGTGTGAACAA